CTGTGAACACGTTCGGCGCTGGCCCGATTGGCCCGACTGGTCCTACGGGCGCGAGCGGCCCCACTGGCTTCTCGCCGCTGGTGGCTAACGACGCAATCATTCTTAACTACACGACGAACTCGTCTAACTACACGATGCCGACTTCTTACAATGGCATCTCTGTCGGCCCGATCACGATTGGCAGCGGGGCGACAGTGACGATTTCTTCGGGACAACGCTGGGTGGTGATCTGATGAGTACGATTGCTGCGGGAACCACTGGCACAACCGCTCTGCAAAGCACGGGCGACACGACCGGCAATCTGGTTTTCCAGACCAATGGCACGACGACGGCGCTGACGTTGACAACGACGCAGGCCGCTAACTTTGTCGGTGTAGTGTCGGATGCGGCGGGCAATTTGCGCGCAATTCCTCAGTCTGGATCGGCTAAGACCAGCAGCTATACGCTGGCTACTGGTGACGTGGGTGAGTTTATTCAGGTCAGCACCGGCGGTAGCATTGTGATCCCTGACGCGACGTTCTCCACTGGAGACGTGGTGTCGGTGTTTAACAACACGTCTGGCAGCATTACGATCACTTGCACGATCACCACGGCCTACATTGGCGGCACGGACGCTGACAAGGCTACCGTCTCCCTCGCCACAAGAGGCGTTTGCACCATTCTGTTTATCTCTGGCACGGTTTGCGTGATTACGGGGAATGTCTCGTGAGCGGCATCCAGCTTGCTCTTCTTGGCAGTGCATTTGGCGGCGGGATTACTCCGACCGTTGAATACCTTGTTATTGCGGGTGGCGGCGGTGGGGATACTTATCGCGGCGGTGGCGGCGGTGCTGGTGGCTATAGGACAGCAACAGGTTACGCTGTAACGGCAGGCTCTCCAATTACGATAACAGTTGGTGGTGGTGGTCGCGCTGGCAATAGTGGAATTACCGCTCAGAATGGCAGCAATTCTGTTTTCGGGGCCATCACTTCATTAGGCGGCGGATATGGTGGTGGTAATAGTGGTGTAGGTGCCAGCGGAGGGTCCGGCGGTTCTGGCGGCGGTGGCTCTGGTAATGGCGGAGGGGCCGGTGGTAGCGGGACTGCCGGACAGGGTAACAACGGCGCAACTGGTATTGACGCTGCTACATACTATCCGGGTGGCGGTGGTGGCGGTGCGGGTGGCGCAGCCCCAGCAGCAAACACTAGCGTTGGTGGCGGCACGGGTGGTGCGGGGCTTGCGTCGTCTATAACAGGATCGTCAGTCACGCGCGCTGGCGGCGGCGGCGGTGGCGCAGAGAATGGCACGACAACGGGCGGTCCCGGTGGGTCGGGCGGTGGCGGGCGTGGTGGAGACAGAGGCCAGCCCGGCCAAAATGGAACTGCCAATACGGGCGGCGGGGGCGGCGGCGGTGGTGACGGTGGAACGTATTTTTATGGAGGGGCGGGCGGCTCTGGGATTGTCATCATAAGATACCCAGATTCTTTTATCGCAGCTACATCCACTACGGGTTCTCCCACGATCACTGTTGCAGGTGGCTACCGCATCTATCAGTGGACCGGCAGCGGTTCCATTACGTTTTAGGAGTGAGAAATGGCAGTTGGCATCGTTGGCAACAACACTCCTAACGCTGGCGGCGTTGGCTACGGCGACGGAACCAATTTGGCGTTTACCAGCGCGGGCACGTCGGGTCAGGTGCTTGTCTCCAATGGTTCTAGCGCGCCCGGCTTCTCGTCTACGATCTCCAGCGCAACGCTTTCTAGCCCGACGCTGACCAACCCGACGGTTAGCGCTTACACGGAAACAGTAGTTGCCCTTGGCACGGTGACAAGCTCTGCGACGATTGCGATCTCGTCTGGCACAGTCATCACGGCGACTTTGACTGCTTCTACGGCATGTACGTTCACAATGCCGACCGCTACGGCTGGCAAGTCTTTTGTGCTTCTCTTGAAGCAGGCTGCGGCCACGGGAAATGGCACGGCGACTTTCACTGGTGTAAAATGGCCCACGGCTGGCGCGCCGACGATCACCGCTACCGCTGGTAAGATGGACATCCTGACGTTCATCTCTGATGGCACCAACTGGTATGGCACCTACGTTCAGGGATATACGCCGTAATGTTCGCCGCTAAAAACATGCAATTTTCATCTTCTGTTGGAGGAACGCCAACAAGCATTGATCTTTTGGTCGTTGCGGGTGGTGGTGCTGGTCCAATTGCGCCTTTCTCCACTGCGGGTACTGGAGGCGGTGGCGCTGGAGGGTATCGCTCATTTACGGGCGTATCTGTCGTAGCTGGCTCCCCATATACAATTACGATTGGCGCTGGCGGAGCTTCTGGCGGGGGGTCTGCGCCAAACTATCAAGGAAATGCGGGCAGCAATTCTAGCGGGTTCACTTACACCTCTACCGGCGGCGGCGGCGGCGCAGGATATATTGGCGCTAATGGCGGCTCTGGCGGTGGTGGCGGTCAAGCCTCGGCTGGCGGCACAGGCACGGCGGGGCAAGGCAACAATGGCGGCGCGGGCAACGCTACAGGTTCCGGTCGAGGCGGCGCGGGTGGTGGTGGCGCTAGTGCGGTTGGCTCCAATGTCTCCTCTGTTGATAATTCTCAGGGCGCAAATGGGGGCGCGGGTTCTACGTGGCTTGACGGCGTAACGTATTCTGGCGGCGGTGGTGGTGGCGACGGTGACTCCGGTACTGGCAGCGGCGGGTCAGGTGGTTCTGGTGGTGGAGGAACCGGGTATGGTCACGGCTCTGCAACGCCTGCGACAGCCGGAACTGCAAACACTGGCGGTGGTGGCGGGGGTGCTGGCCCAAGCAGCAATGGAGCGGCTGGCGGCTCTGGAGTTGTAATTATTAGGTATCCTGAAGCCAATTCAGCGGCAACATCAACGACAGGCTCTCCCACTGTAACCACATCTGGCGGCTACAGGTATTATAAATTTACTGGGTCAGGCAGCATCACCTTCTGAGGGGCATCATGGCGCACTTTGCACAACTGAATGGGTCCGGCGTAGTTCAACAGGTCATTGTTGTTAACAACAGCGAGATTGTTGACGCTAACGGCGTGGAACAGGAATCTATCGGGGTCGCTTTTTGCCAGTCGTTGTTTGGCGCGGACACCCTCTGGGTACAGACCAGCTACAATGCGAATTTCCGCAAAAACTATGCGGGAATTGGCTATACTTATGACCCTGTGAGGGACTCATTTATTCCCCCGCAGCCTTATGCGTCTTGGGTCTTGAACGAGGAGACGTGCCAATGGCAGGCCCCCGTCCCCTATCCGACTGATGGCGGCAGCTATTATTGGAATGAAACAACCCAGTCTTGGGTTGCTGTGAGCTAAGAGGTCCGAGATGCCTTCAACGATCAACGCCTCTAATGGAGCTTCAAGCGGCCTGATTTCTACGGGCGACGCTTCTGGCGTGCTTCAGCTTCAGACCAATAACGGCACTACGGCGCTGACGTTGGGCACGGACCAATCTGCCACGTTTGCCAATAAGGTGACTATCACCGGCACTACGTCGGCGCTTGGTCTGGTTGTGACAAACATGGTGGAGGCGACAACTGTTTCCGCCACGTCAGCAACAGGCACGATCACCTATGACGTGACGACCCAATCTATTCTCTACTATACGGTTAACGCTGCGGCTAACTGGACAATGAATTTCCGCGCCAGCAGCGGGACCAGTCTGGACACGGCTATGGCAACTGGGCAGACCATCACGGTCGTCTTCCTCGCTACCAATGGGCCGACTGCTTACTACAACAGCGCCGTTCAAATTGATGGCTCGTCCGTTACGCCGAAATATCAGGGCGGCACCGCATGGACATCTGGCAACGCTTCCAGCATTGATGCGTACACATACACAATCATCAAGACTGGCTCTGCTACGTTTACCGTGTTGGCTTCTCAGACTAAGTTTGCGTGAGGTAGCTCCATGCCCACCGCAATCAGCTTTGCCGCAGGATCAGCTAGAGGATTTGGGTTTGCAACCCTGTCTGCGGGTGGTTTTTTAGCTCTCTCACACGGTTTGACGCCGTTTGTGAGCGTCTATGCTTTCACTGCGAGTGGATTTGGCTCAAAATATGCAAATCCTGCTACGCTGCCTGCAAGCACAGGCGTGGGCGTTGCTTACAACCACAACTCAACTGTGTTGGCTGTAGCTCATGCAACAACCCCATTTTTAAGCGTGTATCCTTGGTCAGCTGGTGGGTTTGGAGCCAAATATGCCAATCCAGCTACTCTGCCAACAGGCTTAGGCAACGGCGTTGACTTTAACTCTAATAGCTCCGCGATAGCTGTTTCACATGGTGCAACGCCATATATC